ATCTGGAAGCTCAGCAACATCTTGAATAATAGTTTCAATTAATTGATTAATCTTACTCATGACTGTTCTCCTGCGCTGCTTCGATCATAGCTTGATAAGCTATATAAGCTTCATCTTCAGAAAGAAAAGTATCTGCATGATCGCAAAGCAAATTAACCTCAATGGGCGTATTGATCATATGGGCAATCGTTTTATCCGTCGGCTCTCTCGGCACATCCACATACTCATCACTTTCAATTTTCGCAAGCTGAGCTTTAAGTGAGTCGATTTCGGCTTGTTTTGATTCGGCGCATTTCTTGTGCACTTCCCATGCTACATTTAAAGACTCGGTATCTTCGCCACCATCATTCACATAGCATTGAGTTTTTTTATCAAAATAAGTTTCTTCATGATTCTCAAAATCATAATTTTCGTCTAAGAAATCCTGAAATAATTTGCGCTCAAGTTCTAAATCAATCATGGCTCGGCTCCATAAAAGTTTCTTCATCCCACCAGTTTTGATTTTCAAGGATGTATTTAGCGTGTTCTTCAGGTGAGCCGTTCCACTCTAATAAAGTGATTGAATCAGCAATGCATTGGCCCACTTTTGGAAATACTTGAAGTGCTTCATTCTTCAGTCGTTCAACCAATTTTTCTCCAACTTCTTTACTTGGTACCGGATAAAGCATTTCTGCTGAGTCGGGTTCTTCAGGAATATTGACCGCCCATAGTTTTTCATTTGATAAGTTCTTAGGTTTAGCCCACCACAAAATAGGACCATCTTCAGTATCAAAAGCTGCGATTAAAAATTTATCTTGATCTGGTGATTTAGGATGCCAGTTTGACCAGTCTGAGGAGTCTTCTTCAGGTATTTCTGGTATATCCATGTAATCCCAACGCTCGTAAGTTATTTCAACACCAAGATTTTTTTGAAGTAACTCCCATTGTTCTTTTGTGTAATGTTCTGCATCTTCACTAATAGTGTCGTGTTGAGCAATATCAGGATGAAACCAATTACTATCCAAGTCATTTGGTAATTCAATAGGTTTAATTTGATAAGTCATAAAGCCCTCTCTTGTGCATAATTTTGCGCATAAACATGATTTAATTGAATTTATGCGCAAATAGTTGCTCATTTTCTCCAACGCGCTTCTTTAAACTTTGCATCGCAAATCAATGATTCGATTTCTGATGCGTTCACATTTTCAAAGATGTGATCCATTTTGCTGCCGAACACGATGAGTGTTCTGGATTGCGACGAGTATCTAAATTTCATGGGAATGCCTCATCTATTAGATCGATGGGCGCTTCGAGCTGCTTGCGACGTTTATTAACTTCGGCCATTAGAGTTGGCACAATCTTCGGATCGCGTGCTGATACATCAATCTCAAGCGCATCGAGTTCAGTTAGATCAGGGGCATTTCTAATGCGGACCAGTAGAGAAGGTGGCTCTTTAGCTTCGGGCTGAGGTAGTTCAGAGAGACGACGACTCACTGCAGCATGCAAGGGGGCAGACTGTTCTTGGGTCCAGCCCTTTGTATATTTGAACAAAGCGTTGGCTTCTGCCGGAGATTGTGCAGTTGAAGCACGTTCAATCAGATCAGCAAGTATCGATTCGAAGTCTTCGCTGGCTTGCTCAGAACTTGGTTCACTTAGCAAGCTTTCTTCAACAACACTTACAGGGCCTTGGCTTGTAATCGTAATTTCTGACTTCGTTTCTGATACAGTTTCTTCAGCTTTAGTTTCCGCATGAACTTCGGCAGTTTTCTTACGAGAACGTTGCTTTTTCGGTTCTTCGCCCAAACGTGAGATTTTGATCTCTTCACTGATTTCGCGACCAAGTGCTTTGGATATAGCTGCCAGTTGAAGTTTAGCGTTTTCAGCATCACGCTGTACAAAGCCACTTTCGATAGATTCAATAAGTGCAGCAGTTTTAAAATTAAAAACATAAATTGAAGGTGAATAGGTGCTTAAAACATATACTTCTTGACCCTCAATATATTCTTCAAGAGTCATCGGCTTAGCAAAGGTGATACCTGCCAGCTCCATAGTTTCGATTTTGATGCAGAATTCATAGTGTGGCATCACGAACACTGTCGCTGGCATCTGGTCTAGAGGACTAAAGTCTTTGTCACCCGGCAATGTACCGTCACCGGCATAACGACAAAGCACAGTTTTTCGGTTTTGAAGCGCTTCAAACGCTTCTTTTGCATTTAAAATAGTGTTCATGCTTGAATTCCTTGTTGTGCCAATGCGCTAATTTCTTTCTGAACAGCTTGAAGTTGTGTGACTTCAATTTGCATAAGTGAATCAATACCTAGGTGTTCACACACAGTACGAGTATCGAGTCCACGCTCGGCAATAAAATCTTGAAGCTGGTCGCGCTGTTGATCGTTGATACCTGTGTATTCGGGTGGTGAAATCCACGTGTTTTTTTGCTTATCGAATGTGCAACCCAAAGCTTTAGCTCTGGCCAACAATATTTGGCGCATGTTTTGGTAATACATATGCTCTTTATCGTTTGCCAGCGTCTCGGTAAGTTGATTCAATTCGCTGGCATACTCAACTTCTTCACAGCTTTGTTTCCAGTTTTCAAAATCCTCAACAGCTTTAGCTGTGGCCAATTGAGCCGGAGTGAGTGTATTGATATGAGCTTTAGCCTGAGCAATAAGATCAGCTAAAAATGAAGGGTTGGTTTTTAGATCTGGTACCCACACTTCGCCAGTTTCACCACCTAATGCGCCTGAATTTTTTGCGTGATGAGTAGGTGATGGTCTGAAGCTGATCACACGAGCGTTTTTACCTTCACCTGTTGTGACGGTAGTCAAATAACCCATGATGTCGGCAATACGATAAAGCTCATTACGGTTCTTGCCACCTAGATCAGGACGGTAAATAATCTGATCGCCGTTTTGATCTTCAGAAGCGTGGGCAATGAACACGACATCTTTACCGAGGCTTGTAAGTGAGTTCACATACTGCTTAAAGATCTGGTTCGCCAATCCCTGAGCTTTGAGCTTCAAAGATCCATCTTTCTGGCGGTTGTTCGCCGTTGTAAGCAGATGGGTTTTAATACTTTCAAGCATTGCGCCTACTGTATCAATGACCACAGTATTAAAAGGTGCTAAGTCTTGTGGGGTTAGATCAGCGACATCTTTCCAGTTCTGAACAGGAACCACCGCGCCGCGACGTAGCTCACCAGTACGATGTGCGCCACGGTCGAAATCAAATGAAATTGTTTTATCACCAGTAAAACCAATAGAAGTTTTACCCAAGCCCGGATCAGCGTACAGATAGGTGATAATCGCATTAACTTGTAATGACTGATCAGCTGTAATAATAGGTATAGCCATTTTGTTCTCCTTATCTCGCACCGACAAAGCCACGTGCGTGTTTGTAAGCACGACGTTCAGGTGAAGGAATATGTGTGCGCTCAAATACCTGAGCGAGTTGCTTTTTTCTTTGGAAACGAATCTCTTGTTCAAGATTCTTCATAATCCAAGGCTTTTCGAGCATCATTTCTGGTTGAACTGGTGTACCGCCGTGCTCAGATTCGATTCGAATATCTGAGAAGTTCAGATCAGTCGAAAATGTCTGAGGGCCTAAACGCACGTGATAGCGGCCTTGCTCATCGCGTTTGATGAATTCGCGGAACGGAGTTGTATAGTGCTTTTGCATATCAATCTCCCTATCGCGGTGCATAACCGATGCGAGCAAGCGCATCTTGTAATTCTGAAACAGCTTCACGCATGCGATCAGCCTCATTGTCACTTGATGCATTTGCACGAAGCTCGTGATATGAAATACGCTTTACAAGCTGAGCAAGGGCGTACATTTGAGCTTCAGTCATGTTTTGAAGTTCGAGTTTTATATCCATCACACACCCCCTAGATGATTTTTCTCAATGTGGGTTTCGATGAGAGCAATGATGTTTCGATGATCTTCACTGACAGTGAAGTCGTGGTACTCATAACCATTGATAGACGTGATACGGTCAATCGCAAGGTTGGTGATTTCAATCACTTCGCGTGATGAACCTGGCACACCCAAATCATCGTTATGAGTTGCAAAGTCGAAGCTTGTGTAAACGAAGAAACCGTCTAACTTAATGACTGCTTTACCTGAGTGCTTACTATCAAGCGTGATGGCAGCAATGTCATACTCAGAGGGCTGGGTAATCGGGAAAGTAGCGCGAGGCTCTTCTTTTTCAGTGACTAATGCATACGCACCAGACAAGCCGAACAACAGGGCGGAACCCAAAGCAACATGCTTTAAACGAAGCTGTATGCTCGGTCTGTTGTGATTTATTGTGTTTTGTTCCATAATGGACTCCATCGTATGAAAAGCCCTGATCGCCGTCGGAAGTTGTCAGGGCTTTTTTTTGTCTTGATGGAATCAATTTAGTATTTACTAAATAATATGTCAATAGTAAACACTAAATAAAATTAGTGAAAATTATTTATTCTTTACTAATATTTTGTTTTTGCTTACATAAAAAAACCCGACACATGGTCAGGTTTTTAGTTTAGTAGTAGTTAAATTTGATTGATGAAGCTTAGGATTGGGAATATTTTTCTAAAAACTCATCGATCCACTCTTGAGCTGCGTCAATATTTGTTATGTCAGCAAGTTTAAGATTTGTACCTTCAGCCTCGTTAAA